AGGCAAAACCATAGCATGCTCCAAATCGAATATCAAAGCCTTACAGTTTACCGGGTCAATTGAAATGTCCATGTGGTGAAAGGCTGAGTTAACCAATACCCTGTTTTCAATCAGCGTTGGATTGCTTACCGGTTGCCTCATTTGCCTATCCCCTAAACCAAGCTGAGCCTTTATAATTTTAAAGTAATTCAGATTATCCTTAACCAATGCAGATGAGTTGCGCCCGGTAGCATCACCTGTTACAACCAATAATCTGTTACCGTATTTAGCTTTTATGTAATCGCAAAGGTCGTAAATGTTTGAGTTCTGCAATTTAACCTGTTCAATGAAGTTTATCTTTTTCATTCCATCATCCTGGGCAACCAGGCATGTAATCGGATCCCGGTTAAAGTCAAAAGATAATTTAACCTCCCATGCAGGATTTAAAACAGTAGCAACAACGTGCTTTGCTTCGCTGTAAGTGTAACAAAAAGCATTATTGTTCTCAGTAACAAAGCTGGCCAGGTATTCCTGAGCGAATGTTAACGGGTCAAGTTGCAGCCTTGCCTGTTCAACCTCTTCCGGGTCAATGTGTGGGTTTGAAATAGTTGGCATTTGAAAAGACTGCCAGGCCTCCGAGTAAAGCTCATTGTTTTTAAAAAGGTCATAAAAGTAATCATTTTTACCCCTGGGAGTAGAAAGGAACCAGCCATCACCTTTGAGATCAGTAAGCGTTGGCCGGATAACTTTTGTCCAGGCTTCTTTCAGGTGCATTACCTTTGCAGCTTCATCAATAACAGCCCGTTTGTATTTTCTACCCCGGCAACTATCAGGATCATCTAAACTCCAAAAATCAATGATACCACCGCCAAATAATTCAATTCTCCGTTCCTGTTCTGATTTTTTCTGAATAATAGGATTGCAGGTTTCCAAAAGTGTGCGCCAAACCTCCATCAGCATTTTGTAAGTAGGGGCAAAGTAAGCAACCGGGTTTCCGGTAAGTGCGCCCATATTCCCATCAGGGTCGAGTAAAAGCTCCTCAGCTAAAGTTGTTTTACCCCACCTCCTGCCGCAGCAAAGGACATTGAACCGTTTTGCTTCGGTCAATACATTTGCCTGGGCAGCATGAAGATCATTAAGCAGTAGGTTTACCTCTGACAATGTGGAGTGTTATTTTTGAATCAATGTTACCAGCTACTTCAGTTGGTATCAACTTCGCTGCTATTTTGTAAAATTCAGTTGGTTCTGCTTTTGCCCATGATTCTAACTTTACATCAGGATCATCCTGTAGGTCATTGAAAACTTTTAACACAGTTTCTTTTACTGTCCTGGTGAATTTATTCTGAACACCAGCAGGTCTGCCACCTTCGCCTTTTTTAAAACTTGTATTATTGCCTTTTTTTGCCATATTTTAAGGCCAATTTACAACAGTTTTTTGAAATCGGGGAGGGATTTAACATATTAGTTTAAAAATTATTATTACGTTCATATATCTGCCATTGCCCCGGATCAAACCACTTCTGAATCCTCATATCCGTTTTAAATGCCAGCTTATCAAGTGCACCGTTTCTGTTTTTAGCGATCTTTAAGTAAGCGCCATTTGAAATTTCGCCCACATCAGCAACTTGGTAATCATCACGCCATCCAAATATAACCATATCTGCATCCTGTTCAATTGCGCCTGAATCTCTTAAGTCAGATAACATCGGTTCACCTTTCCTTTTCTCAATATCACGGCTCATTTGAGATAAGGCAATAATAGGCACCCGTAATTCTTTTGCCAGCGCCTTTAATTTTCGGCTGATAGTGGAAATCTCCTGTTCCCTGTTTTGGCCTTTAATACCTTCCCCTGACATGATTTGCAGGTAATCAATGATTATTAACCTTACCCCGCTTTTTGATACCATGCGCCTTGCTTTTGATCGTAACTCGTAAATATCAATACCGCCAGTATCATCGAAAAAGATACTTTTTTTATTAATCCTGTCATTCGCTAAAACAATAGCATTTAGTTCATCCATAGTCATTTTTCCATTATTCAGCTTATCCAGGTAAACCATACTTTCAGAGCATAATAACCTGCGCATTAACTGTTCTTTGCTCATTTCAAGGGAAAACATACCAACGGGAACAACTTCGGCTGCAGCCCTCAAAAAGTTTAAGGCAAGTGCAGTTTTTCCTACCGATGGCCTACCTGCCACAATTATCAAATCTGTATTTTGCCAGCCTCCTGTTATGTGATTTAGTATTGAATAACCGGTATTTATTCCAGTAAGATCCGTTGGGTTTTCCTGAAGATGAAAAAGCCTGTTTATTTCACTGGCTCCGGCTGACTGCGTTCCTGAATAAGCATCTTTTATATTTCCGGTAGTGATAAGCCCCAATGTTTTTTCATGCTGGTTTACCAGTTCTTTAAAATCAGTTCCATCTTCATAAGCAGCCTGTATTGTTTCTCCGGAAAGCCTGATCATTTCCCGAAGGATATGCTTTTCCATTACTATCCTGCAATGAATTTCAATATTAGCCCCGGAAACGACATTGTTTGTAATCTTTGCTATTGCATACGGGCCTCCAACAAATTCAAGCGTTTCCATTTGCTTTAACGCTTCCACAACAGTAAGCATATCAATTGGCTGCTGATTATTATCAAGGAACATGAATGCTTCAAATATTTTCCGGTGCGCTTCCACATAGAAGCATTCCGGCCTTATAATTTCAGATGCAATGTCATATGCCTTTGATTCAATCAGGATAGCACCGATTATTGCCTCTTCCAGCTCCTTTGCCTGGGGAGGAACACGGCCATAAATCATACTTGAAATATCAATCCTTTCTAAACTCCGGCGCTGTATTGATTTACTATGTTCCATATTTCTCTTTGTTTTTGGCTTCTATACGTTTAAATTCCTGATCAGCAGAACGCTTTGTTTTCAATTTTATCTTTTCACACCACGACATAATTAGCTTTATATCCTTTGGGATTGATTTATTAGGGTATGATATTTCAAGCGCCGTTCTTTCTTTCAGCATTATTTCACGTGGAACATCAGGCCGGAGTTTTATCATTGCGTTTAAAATGTCATCGTCTAAAATGTAATGCGTGTCCTTTACTTCTACTTCTTCTTTTAACTCTAACTCTAACTTAACTATACTTTGGTTATTTTCGGTTAGCGAATTAAAGCGAATGGGTTTCTCTTCTTTTTTTGGTCTTCCGCCCTTTAAACCGTTGGTTTTGTTTACGTTAGATATACGGGTAGTATCTTTTAATTGTTCATCTAAAAACTTGATCTTGATGCAACTCTTTTTAACTTGAAAAAACTTTTCGGTTAAATTTTGCAGTTCGGGAGGGTTTTTATAGCGATTATTTATTTCCTCGACAGATAATTTACCATGCCTTTGCCAGTATAAAGCGCATATATTTATAAATAATCCTTGCACTGCAAAAGATTCATAAACTATATCACCTGTCAGCCATTCCGTAGCTATAAATTTAAAATAATAGAAGTTTTTTGTCATAGTTAAAAGTTTTCAGGTATTATTTTATCCTGTCTTTTTAACTCAACAAGAATAACCTGTAGTTTTTTATAAAGATTATAACAAGATTTATCCGCAGCCGTTATTTGAAAAATCATTTGCTTTATATCCTGCATTAAAGCTGTCTGGTCTTCATGGCAAGCCATACAAAAAGTAATGTAACACTCATTAGGGTAATCCCAGGGATCAGTATTTTGTTTATAATAATGGTGATGGATGTGTAGTTGGTTTTCTTCTGAACCGCAACCCTGGCATGTGAAATTATCTCTTTGTAAAATTTCAAGTCTTTTCTTCTGCCATTTAGGTGATTTTAATTTTTCGTAGTATGTCATAAAATAAAAATCCTCCTTGGTTCAGGCGGGCAGGCCATCCCCAAAGAGGTATAATAATTTTCAATACATCCTGCCCGATGTCTATGTACCTCAAAGATACATAAAAATTCATTGCGCCAGCCAGTTTTGCGCGGCTTTTTTCACTTTAATTTTAGTGATCAATTGCTTTACTTTAACTGGGTTTTTCGATTTCTTTGCAGCGGTTGTGAGGGCTGCGATGTGCTTTTGGTGTGGGGTTAATTGAGGCATATAGATGTAAGTTTAAGTGCAGGTAACAAAGGCCAATTCTTCCACCAAAATAATGTATAAACATGGGTTCCGTTAG